CCGTGCTAATTGCTACAGATGAAATTATAGTTCTTTTCTTGTTTTGATATCCAGAACCTGAATTATCTACTATGATATTGGAAACAATCTGCTTTTTATCAAAAGATTCAAGATTATGAACACCAACTCCAAAACCAGATAAGATTACAGTGTTCACTCCAACATTAACTGCATCCGTTTCGGACTTATAGAGTTTTACAGTAGATACACCTACAGTATGAACATAATAAATGGCATCTGTTGAAATTCCACCAACTGCTGTTTGTCCAAAGGTCTTATAAATGACTTTTTCACCATTTCTAAACTTATGGAAAGTAGAAAAACCAATAGTGCTGTCAGTTATATCAACACGAGCCGAATCTGCAGTAGCGTTGAATGAAACTGCGTGTTCAACCATTTTAGTATTGACACTAGCCCTTGCTCCTTCCCCATTACCACCACTTATGGTAAGAGTCGGATGAGAAACATAATCAAAACCTGGATCTTCAATATTGATTCCTATTAAAGCTCCTTCAACAGCACATATACCCGTTGCACCTGAACCCACATTATCTGAGATATGTAAAACTGGAGGATTTATAACATCATAACCAGTTCCCTCGGCCGCTATATCAATATCTTTAATAGTTCCATAATAAACTGCTTCATTAGACTTATAATTTAATATCTCCACACCATTAACAAGGATACCAGTCCTATTTCCTGGCCCAGTAATAAAATCTCCATCTTCATTAATTGGATTTTTTATTTCTTTGAGTAAAAGTTGATGATCAACATCTTTGTTATGAAAATCAACATATTCTAAAGTATTAGAAGTTACAATACCAGATACTGAAACAAATGAATCATTAGAAATGTTAGCAGGACTGGTTGCTAGTTTAAATTCGTTTTTATTTACTCTCTTTACAAAGAAAACCCCTGCATCCATTTCAGCAAATTTACTCACCACCTTGGTAGTATTTCCAAGAAAATCTTTGGTCTCTATATTATAAGGATTATAGTAAACTGCATCTCCCGTATAATATCCATGATCATTGACAGTTAATATTTCAAATGTCTCTCCACTATACTCTCCATTTAATGTAATTTTTCTATCATAAAAATCTAGAGGCGAATTATGATAATTTGGAATAGAAGAAGATGATACTAAAAGATCTTGATTAAATTTTACATAAGTATTTTGAACATTAGCAAAATAATTATCAATATAAGAATAATCAGTTAAAGATGTTTTTACATTTGCTCTTAAAATCTTTCTTTCAACACTATATTTGGCACTTGCAATTTCTCCTTGTCCTTTGATAGAAAAACTATAGTCACTTATAACTTCATTTACAACAGAATCTTTAGTATTACCTAAAGAATCAATAACAGTAACTTGATCTCCCAATCTAAAGTTATTTTTAGCGTAAGTAACTAAAGTATATGTAAAATCAGAAACATCAACCAGAGTTATAGTTTCTACATCATATTTTGTAGATACGTTATAAAACCAATTTTCAGTTTTAGGACTGGAAGTTGTTATTCCTAAAGACTTTATGGAAACTTTATCATTAATATCAAAATAATATGTATTGTCTGGAATTTCCAACTCTGCTAAAACTCCAGTTACCCTCATAGAAACTCTAGTAGTAGTTCCTAGACCCACATATCCATAGACATCAGTATTCAAGCGAATATTTTCTTTGGAATCAATAGTAGTTGTAACACCAACTGTTGTAGTGTGAGCTAAACCAACATCAAAAAATTGATTTATTGATTTAGACCTGTAAGTTAATATTCCTGTAGCACCTGTTCCATAGATTGCATACAACTCTCCTGCATCAGGAAAACCTATGGTAGAATCTACGTCTATTACACTTGAACCTATGGATACTTCTGTTATTACTTTTGTATTAGGATGAACTACAAATTCTCCGTATACACTTCCTTTAAGGGGAACATCTCTAGCATAACCATAATCAAGATTTAATTTATAAAAATCAGAATTACCAATAGATATTTTTTCTACCCCACTAATAGGAGCATAAGCCTCATCTAAACAATAGTGATCTCCAAAATGTTCTGAATCTTGATATAAAGTGCTATTTAATAAATCAAGAGGATCTCCCTGAATAGATTCAACTACCAAATCTTTAGTTACTCTATAATCAGCATCAGAAGGTCTAAAAAGATATTCTCTTGGTTTTATTACATTTACCTTTTCTCCATATAATGCACCGAAAAGAATATTATAAGATTCATCAGTTCCTTTAGTCTGATAAAAATCTTTTGATCGTGAAATGAATACCCTTTGATTGAGATCAGCATCTAAAGTCCGATCTTCAAATCCTGGAGAAATCTGATTCTTGAGTTTTAATAAAAATCTATTAAAAAGTAAAGCACTTAAGTTAGTAACCTTACTTCCTTTTGCATGAGGATTAATATCTGATTGAGAAAAAGTTAATTGATCATGTGTACCATATGAGGTAACACCACTGAATCCTCTTACACATCCTGTAAACGTAGTATTAGTTTTTTCTTTATATAATATTATTTCATTGTCGATTTGTATTAAACCATCTTTCTCAGGAAATTGATATGTTCCAAAAATACTTTTATTAAGATCAAAAGTAAGCGTAATGGTAGTATCATTATAATCAACTGCACTTTCTAATTCTGTTTCATCAGCATTATTAGTTAACGCCTCTAATTTTAAATATTCATCTATATTCTGAATTACGTCAGCAGAAGCTCCTGGATATTCTTGTGAACTATAATACTCTTTAAGAAATTCCCCTAATAAAGGAAAATCCTCTTGTACAAAAGAAGGGAGTTGATTCTCAACTATATTTTGAATCTGTACTCTTTGGAGATCTGTTGATATCATTTGTTGTATACTTTGATCTTAGTAAGAATATGAGGAACCACCACCACTGGATGTTGAACCACCTCCACCACTAGATGTAGTCGAAGTAGTGGTTGATGCTGTTGTAGAGGCACTGGAGGCGGTTGTAGAGGCAACTGTAGCACCATTAGCAGTGAATACAGTATTATCGGGTGTATCGCAAGTAGTAGAACCTGGAATCACTTTTTGACCTCGAACTAAACTACCATTTGCATAACTAGAAGCAACTGAATCCATGTTGTCAGAATCAGAAATAGCATTAATAATACTATTTTCAAGATCAATTTGTATGTACAGATCATGAAGACCTAATACATCATTTGAACATGGAGAACCAGATATTTCAACAAGAGGGAATCCTTTATTAATCATTGTATTAGTTATATTGATTGGTGAAAGTTTAATTTCTCCTTTTTTATAGTCAATCGTTCCAATTGATTTTTTGATAATTTTTGCTTGATTAGAAGCTTCCAATTGTATTAACATAATCTGACCAGTTTCGGTAGATCCAGCATCAGGTTTATCAGTAAGATAAACTACACCAGCAATACCATCTACATTAAATCCAGAAGACTTAATATTGAATCCATCACAACTCTTGACAAAAATACAGTTTCCATAACAAATTTCGTATTCCGCAAAACTATTTAACGATACTCGGAGATCCCTTCTCATAACAACTGTCGTAATATTAGAAGTTATGGCATCGCTACTATTGTCAATGACGCATAATAACTTACTATACTTAAATCTAGCACCAAATTTGTTCATTTCTGCTGATTTAGCATATTTTCTTAGATTTTCAAATATTAGAGTAACGAGTTCAGCAGCAGATGAGATTAAATTGGAGTTATAATAAGCAGTTACGTTCAATTCAATATATAAAAACTTCAAATCAGTGACTTCTACGTCTATTCCTGAAATGGAGTATTTTTTAAGTTCTCTTTTTATATTATTTTTAATCTGATTTGACAAATAAGGCCCATTTGTAGGTTTAATACTTACAAATGTCTTTCCATATTGGGGTGGATTAAGAGTTTCTCCTCCAAAAGCAGAAACTGACTCGGTTTCAGTATATAATGTTGGAATAATTGCTTCAAAATCTGCAGAAGTTACAGCTCTTTTCTGAGATGAGTAAATTCTAGTCGCATATTTCTTAATAGATTCTATAGATTCGATATTTTGACCTAAAGAACTACTAGTAAGTGTGGTAATAAGAGAAACTCCAGTGCTAATAGTTATATTATCTCGTGAAGAAGTTAATTTTCCACTAAAATTAAAATTATTAATGCCATTTGCAAGTTCACCGCTGGTTACAAGATAAGAAACTTCAATAAAACTAGGAGCTTCTAACTTTTTACCGAAAATTCCATCTCCAAATATCAATTCATACCTCTCACCCTCTATTTCTTGAATAAAATAAACTGGAGATTCTCCTGTAATGTTAAATAAACTATCAGATTGGATATATTTACGAGTAACAGTAGAAGATTCAGATGGTTTGACTACAACTCTAAGTGTAGAAAGGTCAATTCCACTATTTTCAAGAATAAAACGTTGGTCAGGGTCAAAAGAATTTACAGTAAATGTCTGTGTAAGGTAAATTCCCTCATAAATGGCAACATTATCAAAAGATGCTGTATTGTCTGAAACTGGAACTGTGATATCGTCTAGAATTGCAAAGGTATAACTCTCATTTGCAAAGCTATTAGATGATGCAACAAGTCCTTTATTTAAAGTTATGCTTTGTGGTTGATCTGCATAGTCAGTAGTGTCTATAAAAAATGAAATATTAGCTTGTGATGCTCTTTTAGAGTAAGGAGTGTATCCAATATTATTTGCAAGTGATACAACATTCTCTCTTAATGTTGCACTGTCGATAAAAACTTCATTCGATACCATATTGGCATTGTATGAAGTGATGTAAGTATTGTATGCAAGTACATCAATTATAGTTGACAGGTTAGATCCTTCAAAATCATAATCCGTAAAATTAGAATTAGATCGAAGATAATCTTTAATTGATATTTTAATCTGGTCAAAGTCCAGATTTGCGAAATTAACTAGGGGCATTATCTTGTTGGCTGTAATGCGAATGATAACTGTTGTGCTTGTGCATCTATTCCAACTATTTCATAAGTGATAATAACGTCGAATTCATATGAATCAGGATTGGCAGATACTTTTGTAGTTAGTAATTTAACTCTAGGTTCGTAATTTTTAATTGTATTCTCTATTTCACTCTGTATAGATGATGCCGTGAGGTCATCCATATTCTCAAATAACAATTCATTGACTCTTGAACCTACATCATTATTAAAAAATCGCTCTCCAGGTGCAGTAAGCACTAGATTGCGAATAGAACGGGCTATAGCACTCTGATTTTTAATCGCAATAAGGTCATCGGTTAACGGATTAACCTGAAAGGACATGCTTATATCCTTAAATGACCTACTTATACGCTGTACAGGCACTACTACT